GGGGGGGGGGGGGGGGTCGCTCCTGTTTCCCGGTTTTTGTTTCCCGGGAGACATCCCGGACGGCCCCTGGATCCCGCATCCATGGAGCGGGCCTTCGGCCGCGCCGTCGCGCGGGCGGGACTGCCCGCCCACTTCACCCCGCACGCCTTGCGCCATACCTACGCCTCCCTGCTCCTGAGCGAGGGCGCGGATATGCAGTACGTCCGGCAGCAGATGGGTCACGCCTCGATCAAGCTGACCGTGGATTTGTACGGAAGTGGCATTCGCGCGAGCCGGCCCGACCTCCTGGCCCTGCTCGATGACGAGCCGACCCGTCATCCGCCGCAGCCTGCGCGCCACCACGGCCTCGGGAAGGTCTTGGCGTTCACGAAGCCTCATCGACGGCGGGCGTAGCAGCCACCCATTGAGCCGCCGCGCAGGCGCAATCCATCTGGTACCAGAACCACCACCACGATGGCCTCATCCCCGGCTCAGGCGGCGAGGGCCTGCGTGACCGGGGCCGTAGCTGTCCCCGGCGAGGCCGGGTATGCGGGCGATAGCGGGCCTTCAGTCGCCGGGGAGTCGGGGGATGTAGCCGATAACGGGCCTTTCGCCTGCGCGCCGTCGCCCGGGTGGCCGTTCGGGCTCGCCCCCACCAGCTCCTCGACCGTGACCTGCCCGTCCGTCAGCCGCGCGATCTGGACGGCGCGCAGCCCGTCCTTGATGCGGCCCGCCTTCGCCCACTTCCAGAGCGTCGTCGGCTGGATCCCGGTCTTGACGGCGGCTTGGAAGAGGGTCGGCCCGAGGATGCGGATCGCCTTGCTGACTGCGTTCTCCATGGCGCCGGAAATTAGCATAGGCCACCCGGCGGGGAAAGCAGCCCGGGAAAAGCCGGACGGGTTTGACTTTTGGCGATGCCGGATGTACAAGACTAGCTATGAACGAACCGACCCGAAAGTTCAGTCTCGCGAAACGCCCCCGGGATTATCTCGGGGATGCCGTGTACGCCGAAACGGATGGGCACTTCCTGTGGTTGACGACCGAGAACGGCATCGAGATCAGGAATCGCATTGCGCTCGAGTCGAGTGTTTTGCAGGCGTTGGTCGACTACCTGCGGAGTCCGATCGATGGCTGACGGCTTCCGCGGCTACGACACCTGGAAGTGCCGCGCCGACCGCGACGAGTCCCCCGACCCCGCCGAGGACCGCGACGGCCCCGGCACCGTTAAGCACTACCAAGGGCACGCGCAGTGCCTGGCGCGCATCAACAAACTGACCGCCGTCCTCGAGGAGATCGCCGCCATCTGTGACGGGCGCGACGACGCGGACCTGGTCGGCGACCCGCCGTGCTACGTGCCGAACATCTGGATGCAGATCCACACGCGCATCCGCGAAGTGGTGCCAAGGTGATGCCCCCGGCAGTCTGCGTCATGCCGCCTCGGATCGTGATCGAGACCATCGCGCCCGCGGCGCAGCGCTATCAGACCGTCGGCGACTGGGTGCTGGATCCGGACGGCACGTTGCACATCCGCGTCTCCGCGATGCCCAAGCCGGAGTACAGCTTCCTGGTCGCCGTCCACGAACTGCTGGAGGCGTGGGCCTGCCTGCAGCGCGGCATCACGCCGGCCGAGATCGACGCGGCCGACGCGCAAGCGCTCACCGCGCCCTACGAGGAGCCGGGCGACCAGCCGTGGATCATCTATCACCACGAGCACGACTTCGCGTCGGGCATCGAGCGCCTCGTAGCGCACGAGCTCGGCGTCGACTGGACGCAGTACGCCGCCGCGGTCGATGCGGCAGATCAGGCGGCATCCCGATGAGCGGGAAGAGGAACCTGCTGCATGAGCGTGAGGTGGCCGCGATCCACAAGGATCGACTGCAAGCGCTCGGCGAGCGCGACGAAGCCCGCGCCATCGCGCGGGAACTCGCCGAGGCGCTGTCCAACTACCAGATTTGGGCCGGGCATGAAGAGCTACTCCAGAGGATGCACGCCCTGTCGTGGGCGAAGGATGACGCGGCATGACGATGCGCGACGATTACCTTGCAATGGTGGACCTGTACCACGGCGCACGCCGCGAGCGCGACGAAGCCCGCGCCATCGCGCGGCGGCTGCGGGCATGCATGACGGGCGAAGATGACTGCGAACCTTGGCTGAAGGTCTGCAACGACTTCGACGCGCTGCCGTGGGCGAAGGACAACAAATGAGACCGCGCTGCGAAGTCTGCGAAACCTACCACGACCTGATGTGCTGCGCGGTCGATGACCAGCCCGCGCTCTGGTTTTGTCGGAAACATCTGATTGAGCATCAACGCGAGGCTCACGGACTGATCGTATCGTGGGCGAAGGACGACGCATGAGCCTGGAACAACCCGAACGAGAGCAGGCGATCTACGATGCGCGGCTGAAAGCCGAGCGCGACCAAGTCCGCGCCGCGCTAATCACGATCGTCGAAAATGTCGACGGTTGGGGCATTGCCCAACTCCGTGCGTACATCCGCAAGGAGGGGAGGGCTGCGCTCGGCCCCCTGCCGTGGGCGAAGGCCGCCAAGGAGCGCGCGGCATGATCGACCCTAGCGATAGACTAGCGACAGAGCGCAATGGGTTTCTGCGCGAGCGCGACGAAGCCCGCGCCCAGCTAACGCAGTCGCGTGCAGACACAGAGTCCGCACGCTCCATCTCGCGGCGGGTAATCGCGGCCCTTGATGTATGCGACGGGAATCGTGGCGCGTTCTCGTGCGCGGACCAGCATGACCTTCGGTGCCCGAAGGCGCGCGGGAAACCTAACGCCGCCTGCGAATGCGGACGCGACGAACTTGACGCCGCCCGCGCCGCCTTCGACGCGCTGTCGTGGGCGAAGGAGCGCGCGGCATGAGCAACATATCCCCGAGACCGTGGCGACGCGGAGAGCCCAAAGTCGACGGCGTCAATGGCGGGACCTTCTTCGCCATCTACGACTGCCAGGGTGCGTGGATTGCGGATGTCCGATTGCGGGACAACGCTGACCTCATCGTCGAAACCATCAACGCCAAGGAGCGCGCGGCATGAACGCCTTTGAGGAACTCGCCGTGCACCACAGGACGCAGATGGATCGGTTAGTCGCCGAGCGCGACGAAGCCCGCGTCATCGCACGGCAGCGAGCGGCGGATGTGCAATACCTCCTCGACCATTGCCTACGCGAACCTCATAGCCAAGCAATCGGCGTTAAAGCCATCCGTGCTCGGCTAGCCGCCTTCGACGCCCTGCCGTGGGCGAAGGAATCCTAATGGCCAAATCCCGGCCACATCCCATCATGCTCTACGGCAGCCAAGTGCAATTCAACGCGCGCATGCTCGCCACGTTGCACCACCGCCTCAAGGTGTACGCCACCACGAGCGGGCGCAGCATGTCCGACTGCATCAACGACGCGCTCACCGAGTTCTTGCGGGCCCATGCCGGCCCCGACACCCCCGAGGAGGACGCATGAATACCGCCGAGACCGCCCTGACCCCGACGCCACCCAAGACGCTCGAGAATCTGCTCGTCGGCGGCGATCTGACTGCGCTCACCATCGAGGAACGTCTCGATTACTACGCCCGCGTGTGCGACTCGCTGGGTCTCAATCCCCTGACCAAGCCCTTCGCCTACATCAAGCTGAACGGAAAACTCGTGCTCTACGCGCTCCGCGACTGCACCGAGCAACTCCGCAAACTCCACAAGGTCAGTGTCACCGACATGCGGAAGGACCTGATCGGGGACGTCTATGTCATCGAGGTCGCGTTGCAGGACGGCACGGGCCGCACCGACCGCGCCACCGGCGCCGTGCCGATCAAGGGGCTGACCGGCGAGAATCTCGCGAACGCCTACATGAAGTGCGAGACGAAAGCCAAACGCCGCGGGACGCTGTCGATCTGCGGCCTCGGGATGCTGGACGAGACCGAAGTGGCAAGCATCGAGGATGTGGGGGAGCCCTACGCTCCCCCACAGCGGGCCAGCGCCACCACGGGGAGTCTGCGGCATGGCGACGAGGTGAGGACATTGCCTGCAGACACGGCGGTCGGTGGTGGGGCCGACGCGCCCACCACAACGGCCGATCCCGTGAGCGCGGCGGCGCCGGCGCCGGCCCCCGCACCGCCGGTGCCACTCGCCGCCGTCATCACCCGCAAGCAGCACAACGCGCTGGAAGCCGCCCTCCGAGAGTATTCGGAAGGCTTCGGGCGCCCCCTCGAGGAAGTAAGAGCCAACGTGAAGAACCACATCGGCAAGGAGTTCGGGAAGGAGCATTTCCCCGACCTGACGCCGCACGAATACCAGCAGGTGATGCATCTGCTGCTGACGAATCTGCCCAAGCCGCAGCCCAAGCCGCATGCCCGCTATGTCCGTGGCCGCTGGGTGCCCGCGGTGCGGGGCCTCGCCCTGCTGGCGGTGCTCATTACCGCGGGGGTCGCGGGGGCGCAGGTGCCGGCCGACCCCTACCACTACCGACAGAACTATCAGCAGTTCGAGCAGCAGCAGGAGGAGGCATTCCGGACGCGGGAGAACTGGCAGCGCCAATGGGAGCAGCAGCGGGAGCAGGAGCGCGCGCTGGCGCCGACGCACCGGGGCGGCAGTGTCCAGAGCTTCGGCGATGACGACGGGGACGACGATGAGTAAGCCCGACCCCATCCTGGATGACTTCTTCCACAAGTACGGCCGAGATTTCGTGAAGCCGAAGGGGCCACCCGTGATCCAGTTCTTCGCTGACGACCACAGCTATCTGGTCGACGGAGTCAAGAAACGCAGCGTCACCCAGATCGTCCGCGCCATGCCGGAGTGCGCGGCAGAATATACCGGCGTCAACCCCATCTTCATGGAGCGGGCGCGCGGCCTCGGCGACCACGTGGACCTCTGCTGCCGGCTGCTGGCCGAGGGCGATCTCGATTGGGCGAGCGTGGACGCACGCGCGGTTGGCTGCGTGCGGAGTTACGAGCGGTTTCTCAATCGCTACGGGCGCGAGACCACGACGCAACGGATCGTCTACCACCCGGAACTCGACTACTGCGGCACCATGGATGAGTTCCGGATCCTCGACGGGCGGCGCACCGTCATCGAGTGGAAGCGCACGCGCAACCCCATGAAGAGCCACGCCTACCAGACCGCCGGGTACGCCATGCCCGGGGTGCTGTTCGCGGACGGCACGGCGGTGACCGCCGAGCGCCGCGTGCTGCTCTACCTGCACCCCGGGGACTATGAGCTCTGGTGGGATGACCGGCCGCCGCCGCGCACCCGGCGGACGCCGCTCTTCTCACATGATGATTACAGCACCTTCGCGCGGGCCTGCCAGGAGCAACTATGAAACCCCTGCCCGCCCTGCTGCTGCTGCTCACGCTCACCCTCGACCAGGCGGTCACCGTCTGTACGCATCACGTCCAGCGCGTGAGTCCGCAGTTCAACCTGTACGTGGATGATGATACCTGGCACATCGAGTTTTACGCGAACCGGAAGACGCTCGCCCTGTTCCGGCAATGCATGCACGATCACGGCCAGGACGGCGACATCTCGAACCTGTACATGAAGACGCCGTCGTGATGCACGCCGTCGGCTGGTTTCTGCTGGGCGCCGGGCTCGGGGTGATGGTGCCCGGGGTGCTCGAGTGGCTGGGGCACCTGCGCCGTCAGCGGCGCTTCAACCGCTTCCTCAAGCCGGCGTCGGATCGGGCCCAGCGCTCGTAAGCGCTAGCCGAGCTCCAGGGCATAGAAGGTGCCCGCGCCGCCCCCGGTCGCAATCGTCGACCCCGTCGTGATGGCGATGCCCATCAGGTGATAGACGTGGGCGCCTGCAGGCGGTTGCTCCATGCCGATCATGGGACCGAGCGGCGCGTTCGCCGTGCCGCTCCCCGCGGCGTTCACCTGGGTAAACGTATACATCGTCGGCGTGGTGGCGTCGCGGGCGATGCCAAGGCCGACGTTGAACACGGCACCCATCGCGCCCGCCGCCCACCACCCGCCCGCGCCGACGAGCAGGACCACGCCGCCGCTGGTGGTGATCGACAACGTGATGATGTCCTTCCACGTGGACGGCGTCAGCGACATGGAGGCCGGGATGGCGACGGAGAGCAGTTGGCGCACCGTGGCCCCGACGGCGAGCTTGGCGAGCGTGACGGCGCCCCCCGCGATCACCGGATTGGGGTACGTCGAGCCGCTGAGGTCTCCGCCCGCGGCGCCCGCGGGCGGCAGTGACGTCGGCAGCGCCGTCCAGGCCGTCGCATAATCCGCGGTCGAGGTCTTCTCGAGCACCGTCCCGGTCGCGCCACCCGCTGGCACCCCCGGCCCCGCCGGTCCGGTCGACCCGGTTGGTCCCGTCGACCCGGTCGCGCCGGTCGTCCCTTGCGGCCCCTGCGGTCCAGTCGGCCCCACCGGTCCCGTCGCGCCCGCCGGTCCCTGCGGGCCTTGCGGCCCTTGGGGGCCCGTGCCGCCGCCGCCCCCTTGGGGCCCGAGCGGCCGGCGAACGCCGACACCCGCCCGCGGATCAGACCGACCCACGCAAGTATCCTAGGCGCTGGAGGTGCGTGAATCGTCGGCCCAAGGTTTCGACGAGATCCACCCGATACCCGATGTCCGGCATCCGGGCCTTGTTCAACGTGCGGTAGCAGGGCGCGAACGCCGCCTCGATCGTGTCGCCGACGCCGGTCACCAAGTAGATCATGCCATCGGAGCCCGCCACCACCACGCGCTCGGCGCGATCGAGCATCACATCGGCGGGCCAGATATCCGGGTCGTCCAGGATCTCGTCCACAATCGGCGTGCCTCTTTCATGCTGCATCGCGGACGGATAGGGCGCCATCGAGACGGGGATCGCGGCGCCGACCTTGCCCACGAATCGGACCTCGGGGAGCGTGCCCCCGGTCGCGACCGCGTAGAACGTCTCGGCGATGGGCATGCCCCACAAGGCACAAAACGCCTGGATCGCGTAATACCCAAACCGCCCCGTCACCTCGAGCATGTAGGGCCAGCCGTCCTCAAAGGACACGATGGCATTCAGATCGATCGGGCTCGTGACGTCGTGCGCGGCGGCCAGGGCATCGAACCGGCCCACCGTGCGGGAGAGCAGCCGCTGATCCTGGTGCGGGAGCACCACGTTGCCCATGCAGCCGACACTCACGCCGAGGTCCCCGGCGAGGAACTTCTTGGTCTCGAACGTGGAGTTGTCGAGCGCGCGGAGCGGCTCGCCGTAGCTGTACCAGCGCTCGGTCGACACCTCGACGCCGTCGACGAAGCGCTGGAGAATGAACGGCGGTCTTTTGCCTTCCTCGAGCTCGATCGTCTCGTTCAGGTGTTCCAGGTACGCCACCATGGCGTCCGCATCGGCGGCGACGAACGTTTTATCGCTCTCGACATCGTCGGCCTTGAACACCCAACGGCCTCCATCCTCGGTGACGAACGCCTGGGCGCGGTCGAAGTCGCCATCGGGGAACGGTTCGGTCTCGGGCACGCGGAGCCCGGCGGCCTTCAGGAACTCCATGCCCTTGATGCGGTCGTGCTCTAGCATCTCCTGGAAGCGGCCCGCCCCGATGACGGCATGGCCATCCTCGCGGAGCTTGTCGGCCAACGACCCCTGGCCGACCTGATCGAAGATGACGAGATCGGCCTTGTCGGCGGCGACCAGGAAGTCGGGGACGTGCGCGATGAGCCCGGTGCCGACCATGGTCGTTCCCGGGTCCTCGATGTAGAGCGCGACGGTGTGCCCTTCGTCCTGCATGCGGAGCGCGAGGGCGAGGAAGTCGGTGCCGGTTTGCGAGTGGACGACGATGGTCACGGCGGGACCTGGACGTGGTCGGGGACTTTCGGGGGCGGGGCCGGCTTGGTCTGCGTCACGACCTGCGCGCCGGCGCGGATGGCGGCGGGCGCCACCTGCGCGGCCGTCGAGAGCGTGGAGGACGTAAGCACGCGGGTCAGGAATTCCGCGCCTTGCGGCGTGGTGAGCATCTTGGCGACGACGAAGGGCACCGCGAGGCCTACGGTGGCCCCGCCGACGGCCTGCGCCGCGCGCTGAAAACTCCCGTGCCCCAAGAGCGCAGCAAGGCCGCCCGAGAGGACGGTCCACGGGATCGGCTTGATCTTCTCGGGCACCGCGCCCCCCAAGGGCATCCCGCGCAGCGTCTCGATGAAGCGCGTCACCTGCGGCAAGTTCTCGCCGAACATTTGTTGCCGCCACTGCGGCGTCCGGCCGTCGAAGTCGTCCACGACTTTCGAGGCATCGAGCACGCCTTTTTGCAGCCCTTTGGTCCCCGTCGCCTCGGTCAAGGTCTTCGTCCACCAGCTACGCCGCATCTCATCCGCCACGGGCCGCCCCGTGCGCTGGATCAGGGCATCAAAGGCGCCGGGATTCGCCGCCAAGCGCTCCGCGACGGTGGCCTCGGTGATCGTGTGATTGATGAGGTTTTCGATCCGTTCGGAGGTCTCACCCGCGCGGACGGCCACGCCGTACCCGTGTTTCCCGAGACGGAGCGGGAGCCGTTCCACGAGTTCCCCGGCGTCCGGATAGCCCGCGGGCCCTTTGCGGACCCCCCGCGTCAGCAGATCCCGAAATGCCGTCCGCATGGCGCGTGTCGCCCGCTGGGTGACGACCTGCTCATGCTCCCTGATCCCCATGTCATCCAAGACCTGCTGCCCGGCCTTGGCAATCTGGGAGCCCTGCCGGAGCGCTGCCTTCCGCACCACACCCGCCGCGCCGGGCGTCGCTGCCCTGCCCGCCGCCAGTTGCTCGCTCGCGCCGCCGCCTTCGATGCCGAACCCTTTCCGGAGTCCGATCCGGGAGGCGAGCTTGCTGCCCACCTGCCCGACGGCTTCCAGCCCCTTCTGCACGACCGGGCCAAGGGTGCGCCCGTAGAATTCTGCCTTGAGTCCCTGCCTGCCTGCTTCCGCCGTGCGCTGGATCGGCTCCTGCTGCCCTTGCGGCAGGCCGAGCGCATGTTGTCCCAGCCAGAGCGCTGCTTCCGGCGGCATGGCCCCGAGACCAGCCCCTATCGCGGCACCGCCCAGCACGCCCCAGGGGCCATACGGCGCCCCGAGTTCCGCGCCGGTTTCGCCGCCCTTGATGGCGCCCGCGACCGCCGGCGCTGCGCGCACGAATTGCGCCTGCTGTTCCGGAGGAATCGCCGGCCCGGTGGGCATCGCCTCGCGGAACCCTTCCGTGACGATCCGCTGGCGGGCGACGTGCGCCTGCTCTGCCCGCGTCGCATCGTAGAGCGCGACGGCTTTGCGCTTGGCGTCCTCCGGCACGTCGGACCGCGCGAGGAACGCCTGGAGCTTCTGCTGGTTGGCGTCGAGCTCCGGCATCAGCGGTACTGGTTCAGGTGCTCGTCAAAGGCCTTCTGGGCATCACCGGCCGGCAGGGTCGTCGTCGTCGTCGGGGGGGCCGTCGTGGTCGGTGTCGCCTCCGGACCCGGCGCGCCCAGCTCCGGATTCACGCGCTCCTTGGCGGCGTTCCGCACGTCCTTCTCGAGCTCGTTCGACCGCTCGAGGATCTGATCCAGCTTGGTATTGAGCAGCGGCCCCTCGTCGCTGGCCGCAGGCATGAAGGTCTGCAATTCCTTGATCCAGCGCTGGGCGCCGCGCCCGCCGGTCAAGTAGGGCTTAATGCCGATGACTCCCATCTCCCGCTGCAGCACCTGATAGACATCCTCGCCGGAGCTCTGCGAGAAGCCCCATCTGGTAATGGCGTTTTTCATCCGGCCTTCAAAGACGCCCCGATTGCCGGCCACCGCTGGGTCCGCCAGCGCCGCTTTCATCTCCGCGGCGAGCCCGCGCACGGCGTAGATGCTTGAGAGCGTCGCCTGCGCCGCCGCCGGGAAGGTCTTGTACTTCTCCTTCACGAGCGCGTTCGCTTCCGCCCGCGCACTGGCCTGATTGCCCTTATTAGCCGTCAAGAAGTCCTCCCAGTCCTGCATGGTGGCGGTCGGATGCTCGTCGAAGAAGCGTTCTTGGTCGGTGCGGTGGGCCGGCGGGGCCGCCTGCCGGATGTGGGCGACACCGTGGGGCCCGTACTCGATGGAGGAGCCGGGATGCTGCCGCAACCACTCCTCTTGTGAGGGCTTCGGTGCTGCGGCGCCCGCCTGCGGTGGAGCGCCCTCGGGCGGGGCCCCGCTCGGGCCGAGGCGGGAGCCACCGGGCCGCGCAGCCACTGGCTGCACGCCGCCCTGGAACCCTTCGCGCCGCGCCATGCCCTGGCCCACCTGCTGCAGTTGCTCCGGTGTCATGGTGCCGATCTGCTGGTTCGGATCGATGTCGGGGGCCACGTCGGCGGCGCCGTAGCCGCCGCCACTCCACTTGTGCATCGCCTTGTCGAACGTGAGCCCGCGATACAGCGGCCGTTGGAGTTCGAGCCCAATGGCCTGTGCGCCGTGCTCCGGCGTGTCGAACTGCAGGAAGTGCAGGCCCGTCGGGCCTTTCACGGTGCCGGTCACGCCGGGAAATCCGAGCGTCGCAGGTGACGCCGTGATATCGCCGGGATTGTTCGTGCGCGTCGGCAGCGTCGTCGTGGTGGGGGCGGTGGTCTTGGCGCCTTGGGGTGTAGCGGGCGGGGTCTCGTCCGTCGAAAACGGCAGCTGGTCGGGCGGAATCGCCGTCGGGCCCTTGTCCGCGCCCGGCGTCTTGTAGTACGGGATCCAGCGGTTCGTCTTCTCATCGAACCGCGCCCCCGCCGGGGTCATGCCTTCCGGCGGCGCCGGCATCGCCCCGGGCTTGCGATGCAATGTCAACGGCCCCACCCGCACATCGCCCGTCTCGTAGTCGCCACCGGGCCCCGTGAGGCCCAGCTCTTTCGCCTTCGTCATCACCTCATCGAGGTCCCAACCCCCCTTGAAGAACTTGCCACTGTTCGGATCGACGAAGGCACCGGGAACGACCTTCCCGTTCTCGTCCGTGACGTGGTGCAGGACGACGTTCGCGGGTGGCGGGATGTCGGGCTTGAACTGCCCACCAACATCCTTGCCACCAACCCCGAGGAGGCCAGCCCGAAAGGGGCTCCCGACGAGCGACTGCGCCACCCCCGGCTTCTGCACTTCCTCCTGGCGCTTCGCGATGACATCGGGGATGGTGCCCCACGTGCTCGCTGGGCGGAGAAACAGGGACACATCCCCGAGGGCTTCCCCGAGAAAGTGCTTGACGTCGTCCCACGCCATCTTACATCGCGCCGAGTGCCGCGCCGATGATCGAGCCGATATGGAAGAAGTTGTGGCCCGCAGTGTACGGCGGGCTGAAGGGCTCGTTCACCTTGGAGGCGGGGCCTGTCTGGGCCTTCGGCCCGAGCCCGAACTGCGCAAGGAAGTTCTGGTAAATGTTCGTGCCGGCGGTGCCGAGCGTGCTGGCGATGCCGCCGTCACCACCGCCGGACGGCCCAAGCCGCGACTGATCCGGCGTCACGCCGCCGAGCACTGTGCTGATATCCGGGGCCTGCGCGGCCTGGAGCGGCACCGGCGACTGCATCTGCGTGATGCCGGCCTGCACGGCGGGCGCCAAGGTGCTCGGGTCGGGGCCCTGCGCGCTCTGGAGCGGGGGCTGAGGCCCCGCCGGTGCCTGCTGCGACGGGCCCATCATGCCGCCGAGCAGACTGCCCGCACTCATCGAATGCCCGCCTCCCATGGGCGCCATGGGTGCGGCCGGAATCACCCGCGTGGCGGGCGCCGTCGGTTGCATCGGCTGCATCTGGATCTGCGGCATCGCCTGCCCCATCGCCCCCATGCCCATGCCACCCATGCCGCCCATGCCGCCCATGCCCATGCCGCCCATACCACCGCTACCACCTTGCTGGCTGAGCATCTGGATGATCTGCATCAGTTGGTTCGGGTCCATCAGCCCCTCCGACCGTAGCCGAGCCCGCGCAGCGTGGCCTCGAGTTGGTGGACGGGATGGACGCCCCCATACGGCGTCGCACCACCACCAGCGCCACCGAGCCCATGGAGCATGGCCTGCAGCTGGTGGAAGGGGTGCTGGCCTCCATACCGCCCAGCTTGCTGCGCGCCCGCTGCGGGCCCTTGGAGGCCACCGAGGAAGGTCTGCAGGGCCTGCGGGAGCTGTTGCTGCATCGGGGCCGCCGGCATGCCGGGACCGCCCGGGCCAGCGGGCGCCGGGCCCGCCATCGTCTGCGGGGTGTAGCCGGCTTGCGGCAGGCCAGCCCCCATCTGGCTCTGGCCGAGGGCCAGCATCCCGGCCGGCGTCAGTTGATCGCCGGTGCCTTGGGAGAAGTTGCCTTGGAAATAGCTGGGGCCGCCGTAGGGGCCCATGGGACCGCCGTAGCCCCCTTGAGGCCCCTGCAGCATCTGCTGGATCTGCGGGTAGCCCGCCGGCCCTTGCGCGAAGCCCGGTCCCTGGTTCCCGAACATCCCGCCCATGAACTGACTGAAGTCCTGCGGTCCGCCCCCGAAGCCACCGAACATCCCGCCGCCGTAGTTCCCCATCCCGCCGCCGTAGTTCCCCATCGAGCCGCCGAACATTCCGCCGCCGAAGTTCCCGAAACCCCCACCACCGTAGTTGCCGAAGGGACTGAATCCACTCCCCCCATCGCCCCCCATCGTCGGACCACCATACGCAAGATTCATCAGAGGATCCCGACGTTGTACTGACTCGACTTGGTCGCCACCTGCGGCGCGGTCATGCCGAGCAGGTTGCCGGCGCCTTGCTGGCCGAACCCAAGGAGCCCGAGGAAGTCCTGCACGCCCTGGAACGGCAGGCCGTACTGCTGCGATTGGATATTCATCAATCCCGGCACCTGGCCGAAGAGTTGCGCCATCGGACTGATGCCCGCTTGCCCGAGCTGCGCCCCGACGCCGGCGGCCTGCCCGAGCTGCCCGCCCGCGCCCATCATCTGCTGAATGGCCTGAAGCTGATTGGCCTGTTGCTGCTGGGCTTGCTGGAACGAGAGATTTTGCAGCGCATCCTGCTCGCTCTGCTGCCCGGCTCCTTGCGCTTGGAGGCCGCGCCCCGCTTCGCCCGGCCGCATCAGATCGAGCATCCGCTGGCCTGCCTGCTGGTAGAGCGCATTCTGCGATTGCGGATCGAAGGCGCTCTGGGCGAACTGGCCGGCGTATCCCGCGCCCTGCTCGGTCGCCCCGATGCCTTGATTCGCCACCTGCTGGAACCCGGGCAACTGGTTCAGGAACTGATCGACCTGCCCTTGCAGCCCCTGAAACGTCTGCGTGCCCGTGGTCGCGGCATCCGCGCCGATGCCCTGGAGGCCCGGGATCATTTGCCCGAGGAAGCCGCCGGTCGGCCCGGCGCCGGCACCACCGCCCAGGAAATTCAAGAGGCCCGCCTCCGGGCCTTGACCGCCCTGGATGCCGAGCGCCCGCAGGAACGGCTGCTCCTGTTGCCGCCACATCTGCCGGGCGATGTTGTTTGGCATGTAGCCGAAGGGCCGCATGATCTCCGGCGTCGACGACTGCTGGCCGAAGTTGAAGCCGCGCTGATGCCGCGGGCCCTTTCGCCGGTGGTAGCGGCGGCTGTCGGGCTTCATGCCGCGCCCCCGTTCACGTGCTGTACGCGCTCCTTGCGCTTCTTGGGGCGCCCGGGGCGTTTCCGAAGGGCGGGCGCCGCGGACACCTCGGGCGCAGCAGGGTGCCCGTGGGCCCACGTCGCCAGCGTGCCCGTCGGGATGTAAAGATGCGTCCGCAACGGCCGCCAGCCCCGCGACTCCCACTGGTGGTCACGGGCCAGCTCGTGCGCCTCGATGTGCGCGATCTCGGTGCCGGCGTACCACCCGGAGATCGCGGCGAGGAGCGCCTTCGCGATGCCGTGCTGCCGCTCGCTGGGCTCCACCCAGATCCAATGGATGTAGCCGTACAGATGCGGCTTCGTGACGGCGCGGCTCTCGATCGAGCCGCCGACAAACCCGATGATGTGCTGCCCGAACCCTTCCGCCACCCACGCGCGAAAGCTCTGCGGTTGCTGCAGCGCCCGCACGATGGCCAACACAAAATTATCGAGCTCCTCGGCGTCGACCACCGGATACTCGCTCGGATAGCGCTGTTGCTGTTCGGTGACCAGCGCGGCGTAGCCGTGGCGGAGGTCGGGGATATCGGCGAGCGTGGCGGGCCGAACAATCATGCGAACTCCACGGCCCAGATGTTTCCACTGGTCCCCGACGCGATCGATATATTCGCCGTGTTGCTCACCGCCGTAATCGAGTAGACATGTGCTCCCACGGGCGACGGCGAGTCGAATATCACGGGAGCCGGGAGCGCCACGGTAATACTAATGTTGGGCGAGACGCCGAACGTGGGGGTAATTGCCCAAAACCCTGTCCCGTCGCGCTTCACACGGATCGTGACGACCCCGGTGGTGCCCCCGGCAGTGGCAAGCAGATCGACCGTGGCATCCCACCAGCCGGCGATGATCACGAGCCCACCATGCGTCGACAGGCTCGGCAGCGTGCAGATGGGCGTTTCGGTGGTTGTGATACTCGTCAGCACCGGGCTCGCAGTGACGACACCTCGCAGGGTGGAGCCTGGGCTTATCTGGCCTACCGTGATGCCTGCCCCCGGTGCCAATTGCGAGGCAAGGATATTCGCGCCCGGCGCCAGCTGCGTGCCGACAATGTTCGCGCTCGCCTTCAGGTTCGCCGTATCAAGCTGGCCATTGACGAGCGCGTAGATCGTGTCGAGATCGCCATCGACCTCGGCCGACTTGATCGGCTCGTTCGGATTCGCCGCCTTCTCCTGGGCATATTCCCGGTTGCCGAGCGTCTTCACGGGCCGCTGAATCAGTGCCATCTCACCCCACCACGCGATCCATCGGCTGCACGCGAATTTCCAGATCGCGCAGCGTGATGGCCGTGTTTAAGTTATGCTCGACGCGCAGCTCGACCGACTGCCCGAGCGGTTCTGTCGGCAGCGGCGCATCGCCCTCGAGGAATTGATCCGCGCCCCAGACCGCCAGATCCCAGATGCCCACATCCCAGATGCCGCCGGTTTGATTCGGGAATATCCACGCCGCCGCCGAGCCGCTGGCGCCCTGATCGACCAGCACCGAGATCGGGACCGTCTGCGCGACGCCGACCTGCGCGATGCAGCGGGCCCGCTTGACCCGTTTGCGGCTGAACGGCTCGCCCAAGGTGAAGCGCGCCGTCAACAGCACCGACTGGATGGTGACGTTGTTGTCCTGAAACCCCGGCTGATGGAGCAGGAGAATGCCAGCGCCCGTGGTGCCCCCCCAGATGCCCACATCCCAGATCGCGATATCCCAGATACCGGCAGCGGGCCCCCCGAGCGGCACCGTGAGGGCGCCCCACGCCCGGTCGTCCTCGACCGGATGGTCCTCGGCTTGCGCGACACAGGACAGCGGTGCGCCGGTCTTGTGCGGTCCCGACCACGACGGCAACGAGAGCAGTTGGGACCGCACCTGCGGGCGCAGATCGAGCCACCATTCGACGGTGTTCGTAATGTCGGCCGAGCCCGCCACGCAGAGCTTGTAAAAGCCCTTGTGATACGTCGCACACGCAAAGGGCCGCTGGCTCACCGGGATCTGCCGGATGCCGTTCGTGATCGGCCATCCGAGATCGATCGGCTCCCCGGTGGACGACTGCAGCCAGTACACCGATTCGTGCCCAAGCCATAAGAGGCCGATGGGCGTCGGCACGATGGTCTGATGCGCCACACAACCAATGTGGTCCGACAACCGGAAGAAGATCGCGTTGGGGTCGTTGATGATGTCCCCGATGAGCATCCAGGTGGACGTGTTGGAGAAGATCGCGAGCGGGGCCTGCGGCTGCTCCGGGGTGCTCGTCAGCGCGGCCACGCCGATCCCGGTGACGAAGTCATCGATCGTCAAGGTCGCGTTGGCCGGGAAGAAGTCGGCCTGGTTAAAGAGGACTTGCTCGGTGCCGGGGACGAGCACGTTCGTGGCCGAGACCTGCATCGTGCTCGCGGACCCAATAAAGAGCCGGCCGCGATGCGAGACCAAAAAGCGGCCGGTGCGGGTGACGGTCGAGGGGATCGGCACCGGCGTCCCCGTCGCCGTCACGGTGATAGCTTGATACGTCGCCCCAGCCGCCAGCCCCGCCGCCGTCTGATCATAGCCAAACTCCACCGGCTGATTCGCGAAGGGCAAAAAAAGATGCCACTTTTGGGTCGCGGTCAGCACGGTGGCCGGCGCGCCGGCCTGCGGCGCCGTGAAGAGCACATCATTGCGGGCGCTCACCGTGACGGTCTCCACGGGGCCGAGCGCCGGCCACGTGGAAGTACTCGTGTCGAAGATGGCCCAGCGATAACTGTACGTGCCGGTCTCGAGGAAGCTGCCCGCATCGGCGACCAAGACCGCGGACTGGCCGGTGTCGTTCGCCAGTGCCGGCGGCGTGAGACTCAGGCCGCTGCCCCCCAGCGGCACCCGGATGAGCGGGTCGGTGCCGTTCCCGGCGTAGACCGTCCCGTTCATGACGCAGAGGCCGCCGCGAAGCCCCGTGGATGCGAACGTGCCGCCGGTCACCGCCGTGAACGGCCCCTCATTCGTGGACACGAAGAGGGCATCGGGCGCCGTCGTCTGATTCACGTAGGCGTAGAGGTAGCGGTTGCCACTACCATCGAGTGCCCAGACTAGGGCCTGCGTGACGACGGCCGTCGTCAGCGGGATCGCCTGGAAGAACGCGGTCCCCGGCCGCTTTTGCAGGGTTCCCACCGGATTCGGGATCCAGTTCGTCGCCTGCTGCATGATGCCCGGCGGGAACCGGGTCGGCTCGTCGGTCGTGTTGACGCCGAGGAACCCGCCCATGGGGATGGCGACCTCGGCGCCCGCGCCGCCAATCCGCGACTCGCCCGGCACCTAAAAGTCCTCGCCGCCGCCGTCGCCGCTGAACGTCGGCCCGAACACCGTGCCGTCGAGCGGGATGATCGGCACCTGGGAGCGCAGCGGGTGCGCACCCATTTGCAGGGTGGTGAACTGCCGGTTGGCCCGCGCTTCTTCTGCGTCGGCGCGCGCGTCCTTCTCGAACTTCAGGAGCTCCACGAAGAGCGCCTGGCAGAGATACAGATGATACGGAAAGACCGGCACGATGGCATCGTTGGCGGTCGGCGTTCCCGGGGGCGGCGGCGCGATCTCGTTCAGCGGCAGCCGCTTGTAGCGCAACATACACACGGCGACGTGGCCGGTACTGTCGGGGAACACGAGCCCGACGCCGTTGGCGCGGTCGGCCATCCAGAGCTGCGGGCGGCCGAAGGACGTCTGGGGCTGCGACACCGTATTGAACGTGTACGGATCGATCTCGCGCACCACGGAGCCGCTCGCCGAGCCGCCGTCGAAGGTGACGACCTCGAGCGCGCGGTCATCGGTGGCCTTGAGAAAATCCGGGGGCAACACGAACGACGGGCCGCTGATGCTCACCGTCGCCGTGACGTTCAGGAAGGGCCACTCCCAGGCGACATAGGTCTCGTAGAGGATCTGCGAGAGCAGCGTGCCGCCGTCGACGACGAGTGCGGTATTGCCGACCCGCCGGAGGGCGAGATCACGAATCTGCCCGAAGGTGAGCTGGCCCGGCGGGAGCGCCACCATTCTCTCCTTCGGGCGTGGATAAGCCCAGTTCGGCGACGACTTCGCGCCGTGCCGTTTCCTTGATCTGGTCGACCTTCAACTTGACGGCGTCGGCGAGCTCGAGCACCTGCTCGTTGTTCGCCTTCATCCGCTCTTCGCAGACCTTGACGGCGGTCCGGAGCCGGCTGCGGAGCTGCTCGCCATCGGTCGCCGCGAAGACGACCTCGATCTGCTCGCCGTTCCCGGTACCCTTCACCAGGCGGCCATTGAAGACCGGCTTCTCCATCAGTCCTGCGCGATCAGCCGGGCGCGCTCCCCCAAGATGCCGCGGTCGAGATCGAACCCGTAGCGCTTTTCGCGCAGCCGCTCCTTGTCGACGCGGTAGTTGTTGTCGACCATCCACAGCAGCTGCTGCGCGACGCACTGCGGGACAGTGACCTTGCCGACGAAGGGGATGTCGTTGATCTTGAAGAGCGACCCGTCGGCGGCCTTGGGCATGTCGATTTCCACCTGCGGCTCGTCGGGGTGGCGGTCCTCGTGGCGCGAGCGCCGGATCTCCTTCAAGAGCTGGCGGCGGCGCTCGACGGTGTCCTCGTCCTCACCCGTCGCCACCTCGCGATACGCCGTCGTCAGCTCGGCGAGTTCGTCCGCCGTGGGGCGCTTTTTATGGCTCGGCTTCTGCTCGACTGGCATGGCTAGTTGAACGCCGAGGCGCTCTCCACGCGGGTGAAGAACGCGGTGTTCTTGATGACGGCCTTGAAGATCTGCTTCCAGGACGCCTTCCGGCGCTGGACGGCGGGATCGGAATCGCTCGGCACGGGCGGGGTGAGGAAGGTCTGCAGGGCGCCGAGCTCGGTCACCCCGAACGCCTCTTTCCCAAAGACGTAGGACAGGTGAATATTGATGTTCGTGGCGGGCGGCGCGGGCGGCGCCACGGGGCCGGTCGCCTGCACGACGAAGTAGCCGGCGTTCAACTGGGTCGAGGCCGGGACGAATTTGGCGGTGTTGGCCGTGCCCGCGACATGGACGATCTGCTGCTGCAGGGTGGCCACGGTACCGGCCTGGAGCGACACATAGACGTTGTAGAGGCCCGTGGGATCGGCGGCGGCGATGGTGACCAGCACGGCGAACGTGCCGGCGTTCGTGACACCAGTGGACGCCGACACGAAGGTCTCAAACCCGGACACCGGATCGAGCCGGGTGATGGTGACCAGCGTCGTCGTGCCGGCGCCGAAGTTGGTGTTGCCACCGTTCGCGGCGCCGACATCGGTGGCGGCGGCGGCGGTGCCGGGCGTGTAAAGCGCGATGATAGGGATGAAGTTCGAGCGCTTCCAGCGCACCCCCATCCAGTCGCCGATCTCGGCCACCATGAGCGCCTTGATGTTGGAGTACGACGAGGCGTTGATGAACGTGCCATCCTTCGAGAGATCCATCTCGACGAACGGGTCGACGCAGCCAACGAACTTCGACTCGACGAACGGCATGGCGCCGTTGACGCGGAGCGTGGCCACGACGGTGCGGACCACGTCCGTCGACATCACATCGTTCACGGTGAGCGCCGAGCGCGAGGTCTGCTTGTTCGGGAAGAAGACGTTGCTGCTGCCCATCAAGACCTTCTGGATCTCGCGGTCCACCGTCTCATCGTGCTGGTGGCCGAGCCGATCCTGGGCAACTTTCAGGACGGGATGGCGGACGGTGAGCACTGCGACATCCGTCAACACGACGACGGCGACCCACTGATCGACGACGGCCTGCACGACCGAGGTCTGCAAGGGCTGCTCCACCGGCGTCACGCCTTCGGTGACGGGCGCCGACGGAAGCGTCAGCCGCTCGTAGCGCGTGAACTGGATGGTTTTTCCACTCGCCTCGGGGAGATTCTCCTTATCCGCCAGCTCGAAAAAGACCAGGTCTTTCTCGGCAAGGGACAGCATCTTCTCCTTGATGACGAGGGGGACAAGATCCGCGGCGAGGGTGGAAGTAGTATCCATCGCGTGGCCTCAACTCCTCAGAAGGTTTTGCCCTCGAGGTACTTTTCCTTGTCCTCGAGCGAGAGCTTGCCGAATTCGTCGACCGAGAGGTCCCGGCCACTCTTGAAGGGATTGTCCCCGGGTTTCGCCTGGCCGCCCGAGACGGCGCCTTCGGTTTCCGCCGCCTTCGCCTGCGCGCTGCGGGTTTTCTCTTCGTCGAGCTTCGCCTGCACCTTGCGCTCCACCAGCTCGGGCATCTTGCGCGCCTTCACGACCTCGTAGAGCTCGGCGCGCGACGCCGGGTTGCCGCGGCGCAGGCGCTGCTTGTATTCCTGCTCGACGTCGTCCTCGATCTCGGCGTAGTCGGATTTGGTCAGGCGGGTGCGGACGTAGTCCTGCGAGTCGGCCAGGGTGCCAATGGCGTTCACCAGCGGCTGGCCGAGCTCGGTCAGAAACGAGCCGATGATTGACCAGTGGGTGTCGAGATCCTGATCCGTCCAACCCTGCCCGAGGGCCTGCTTCAAGCGCTGGCGGGCGTCGGAGGGGAGAGCCGACGGGCGGTAGCTATACGAGGGGGATTGGTCCGGCGAAGATTCCCGCCCGCCGGCCGGCTGGAGCGCCTTCAAGGTCTGCTCGTAGACCTGGGTACGGGTCTTTAAGGTCTCGATCTCCTTCCGCATGGCGTCGAGATCGGGGGCGTCGTCCGCCTTGTCGGGCTTGTCGTCCGCCATCAGATGAGATCCTCGCCGGCATGCTGCTGGAGCGCCTGAATCCAGTTCGGCACTGTTTGGGTGGGCGTGCCGGCCGACGTCGCGGTGTCCTGCGCCGCGTAGTATTCCGCCATCAGCTCGGGGTGCTGGAGGAAGCGGGTGACCTCGCGGATGGCGCCGCGGTTCTGGAGCAGCCCGAACTCGGTGGTGCACTCTTCCTGAAAGAGGGCTTCGCGGCGGGCAATGAAGTAGTTGCGGACCAGCTGGAAATAGCGGGACCGCATCACCGCCTGAATCTCGGCGAATGCCTTGGCAGCGTGATCCGGGGCCGGCACCTAGAACTCCGTATCGCCCAGCGCCTCTTCGGCGTGGCTGATGAAGTCGTCCCGGGAGACCGACTGGTCCATCTTCGGCGGACGCTTGCGCATGCGGCCCCCGCGGGCATCGCCGTGGCGGCTGCGGCGCGGGAGTTTTCCCTTCGCAGTGCGCTTGCCGCCGGACTGCTTGCGGACCCGGGCGGCTTTCGTGTGCGTCGAGGGTGCATGCGGCCCGGGGCCGAGCGCGCCACCGGAATGCTCGCCGACGCGCATGCCGATGCCCCGGGGCAGCGCCTTCTTCCCGCGCGCCCCGCCGGTATGCATGCCGCCGCGGGTGTGCAGGGATTTTGCCTTCATCGACCGGCTTTTCTTCGCGTATCTCATTTTCGTTCCCGTGCGCGCTCTTGGCGGGCTTCGCTCAGTCCGATCGCGACGGCCTGCTTGCGGTCCTTCACGGGGGGCCCGTGTTTCGAGCCGCTCTTCAAGGTGCCGCGCTTGTACTCGCCAAGGACTTTGGCGATTTTCCCGGCTCGGCCACTGCGCTTGCGCGCCTTCCGCCTCATGCGGGGGCGGCCCCTTAGCGCACGCGGGCGAGTCTGTCGAGCGGGGGCGGGGAATCAGCCCAGCCGGGGGAGCGACCGGAAGAGGTCATCCACCCCCGCCGTCTGCCGCATGCGACCCGGGCCCGCCGGCGGCTGCAGCCGGCTCTGCATGGCCCCCGGCGGTCCCCCAGGAGGCGCCCCCGGTGGTCCCGGCCGCTGCGGCGCCCCGGCATTCTGGAGCCCCTGCTGCTGCGCCTCCTGCATGCGCTGCTGCATCTGCTTGGCAATCTGGGCGGCGACGTGGCCCCGGATATGCGCGAACACGAGTTGCTGCGTCTCGAGGGGGATGTCGCCCTCCCGGAGCAGATGCTGGTGCCCCTCGGCATGCTCGACGTGGTTGTCCCCTTCGCTGATGGTGACCTCGTGGCCGCGCTGCAACCGGAAAAGGTCGTTCTCGATCCGCCAGTCGACGGAGATTTGCTTCACCTTCTCCTTCACCACGCGCTCGGGGTTCCGCATGCCCATGCCGGTGCCGTAGATCTCCCGGAGCAGGTATTTCATGTCGATATCGATGTTCTGGGCCTGGAGGACTTGCGGCGGGATCTTCGACACGAGCCCGAGGAACTGGAGGAGCTGCCCCGACCGCACCTGCAGGTTCTGGGTCTGGGTCGAGCCGAGCCACTGGTAGGTAAAATCGCCAACGACATCAGCGATGCCGACCTCCTGCTCGACCTGCGTCACGCCGTCGGCGCCGGCGATCTGGAGGGTGAGGCGGCGGTCGAGGAACTGCTGCGTCAGGGACTGCGTCATCTCGAGGAACTGGACGAGGACCTGTTCGTTCGTCTCGACCACTTCCTTGATATCGACCTGCGCCTCGCTCATGGCCATCTGCATGCCGGCGGACGACTGCTGGCCCCGGCCGCGGGACTTCGGCATGCCGCCGCCAACCGGCACCACGTCGGCGAGCTCGTGGATCATGCCGCGGAACTGGGAGACGGCGTTGAAGCCGACGGTGGCGGATTCCTTGGGTGGCTCGATGAACTTGATGCCGGCGACCTGGGCCAACCACTTGGCCCCGGGCCGCATGCGGAGCGAGGTCGGATCCTGAACCGCGAACAGGTCCACGACCGAGATGGGGTTCATGGACCACGTGAGCGCATCGCTCGCCTGATCCGCAATATCGATCAGCGTGTAGTTGAGGCGGTCGACCAGCTCCGGAATCCCATGGCCGTAGAACTCATCGACGAAGACCTCGAAGCGGCCGGCGAGCCAGTGCGTCCGGCCATGCATGAACGGGCATTTCTGGATCCGCAGGATCTCCTCGTCGGCGCCCAGCGTGACGAGATAGCGCTGCGGGGCGCCGGTCTCCTCCAAATCCTTCACCCAGGTGCATTCTGTGAGATCGACGGGCCAGAGCTCGGGATGCATCTTCATATCGAGCTGGTGAGTGAACCCCTTGTCGGAGAGCCGGCGGGCTTCGGCATCGAACTTATCCCGCGCCTTTCCTGATGCCGCAAAGCGGGAGAACAGTGTGTCGACGGCTTTCTCCTCGTAGACCGTGCCGTCGGCCTTGTCGTCCGGATTGATCTGACGGTCGCGGAGCTCCCGCACCCGATCGCGCGACACCAGGATGTCCTGAAAGACGATCTCGGCGTCATTCACATTCGAGACCGTGTACGGGAAAATGTACCACGCAAAAAGATCGACGGGCTGGAACGTCGGGCCGATGAAGTCGATCACCTTCTCGATCTTGCGCTCGAAGTCGCCCGTCGGATGGCCTTCCGGGTCGAAGATGTCCTGGAGGTATTCGACTTCGCGCTCGGTCTTGCGCCAGACCACTTTGAGGGGCGAGGTGCCGAGCTGCACCATCTGACGGATCCACGGCGTGGCGTGTTCCTTGACCCGCGCGTGCTTGGAGAAAAAATACATGTAGAGGGCGAGCTGCGCCGGCACGCGGTTCTCGTAGGCCGCACGGACGGCGCGGATGTCGAACCAGGTATCGGTCGGGAAGAGGTCCCGGACGATGCGCCGGGTCCAGTTGTCCACGATCTTGCGCGTGGTGCCGATGAAGGTCTGGGAGCGGCCCGAATAGGACTGCTGGTCGCGGACGTTGGTACAGAGCCGGATGTAGCGCAGCCAGGTCTCCCGCAAGACGTTGCGGTCGGTGCGGATGCGTTTGACGAGCGGGACGAGCTGGTCCTTGACGGGTTCGCGGTACTGCCGGTCCCGGGCGAGCTGGGGATTGACGAGGCGTTTCATGGGGTCGGCGTCACCGTCAGGTACGCCGCCAAGATGCCGGCGTTGGTTGGACTGACGGCGAACGACGCGGGCCACAGGGAGGCATAGGACACGCCGCTCTGATAGGGGGTCGCCCCCCCGGCATTCGTGCCCCAGGTGGTCGTGCCGGAATCGGTCGCGCAGAAGATCCGAAAGCGCACGCCGGGGGCGAGATGGCAGGCCCCGGTCGTCGCCACCGTAATATAGGCGTTCGGGTTCGCGCCGAGCGTCGCCTCGACGCTGTTACAGCCCGTCGCGATCTGGACCTGCGCGGCGTCGTACACCGAACATTTGACGTGGCCGCCCGCCGACGCCCCAGCGATAAAGACCGCGATCGACGCCACATCGTAGCCGTGCGCGTTCGCGCCCGCCGTGCAGGTCTGCGGGCCGAGCACATAGCCGTTCCACCCGCCGCCATTGTTGCCGTTCTGGACGGGCGCCGTCACGGGACAGTTGGTGTCGGCCCCGACCGCGACCGGCAGGAGGACGGAGGAGAGCGTGGTCGTGCTGGTGGTGCTCGTCGTCGTGGTGGTGACGCTGGTGGCGGCCGTCAGGTAGCTGGCCATCGAGGCATTCACCTGGCTGCCGTTGGGCAGCGTGCTGGGCCACGGCAGCGGGTACGCCGCGGGGGTGAAGTGGTAGCAGCCGCCGCAGACCGTCCCGACCTCCCCGAAGCCCACACTGGCATCGTTGGTCGCGCAGGCAATCCAGTACCGGGTGGCGGCGGCGAGGTGGCAGCTCCCCGTCGTCGCCAGCGTGACATAAGCCTGCGGACTCCCCGGCACCGTCGCCTCCACCGTGTCGCAGCCCGCCGCGAGATGCGTATGCGGGTTGAACGCATCATAGACGGAGCACCGGAACTTACTCCCGGGCACCGCGCCGGCAATGTATTGGGAGATCGCCGTCACGTCGTAGCCGCTGCCGGAGGCGCCGGTCGGGCAGGTGAGCCCGTAGGCCACATCGCCCGTCCAGCCCGTCTCATTGCCGGTGGGGACCGGCGGCGTACTCGTGGCACAGTTGGTATCGAAGCCCACCGTGGCCGGGATGCTGACCGTGGAGAGCGTAGTGGAAGTCGTCGTCGTCGTGCTCGTGGTCGTCGTGCTCGTCGTCGTCGGGGGCGCGCAGCAATCGGTGGCCGCGAGACACGCGCCGGTATCGGAGCGGCACCATTTGGCCTGCCCGGGATTGCAGCGGCAGACCTGATTGCAGTCCGTGTCCGTGTAGAGTCCGCTCGTGCTGGCGGCACAGGCAAAGGGCGCCGTCGCCGCCTGAATCAGGTTCCCGGGCCCGCCCGTGGTGCACAGCGTGGGATGGCACACGGCCTCATCGAGGCGCTGCCAGTTCTGATTCTCATATTGCGCGCCGCCGAGGAGTAGCCCGAGATTCTTGGTGTGCTGCTGCGCCCGCACGACCCGGACGCTCCCGGCGAGCACGAGCAGCACGGTCAGTCCGGCGAGGCTGGACGTCGTCACGGGCAGCAGTCCGTGGCGGTGCCGCACACGCCGGTATCCGAGCGGCACCACGCCGCTTGGGTGGGATTGCAGGCACACACCTGGCGGCAGGTCGTATCCGTGTACACGCCATCGGTCGTCGCGGTGCAGGCAAACGGCGCGGTCGCCCCTTGGGGCATGAGCCCCCCGCCATTGGCACACGGCAGCGCGGTGCCCGGGGTCTGGCAGAGCACCTGATCGAGGAGTTGCCAGTTCTGGTTCTCGTAGCCCTGGCCTCCCAACAGCAGCCCGAGGTTTTTGGTCTGCTGCGCCCCGCCGACCGTCGGCCCGGCGACGAGGAGCACCAGGAGCAGCGCCAAGCGCATCCTACTCCTGATAGACGGCGCCGATTTTGTAATTGGTCGTGGCCGCGCCGACGAAGGCCGTCACATTGGTGCGGTAGATGCCGGCGGGATTATCGATCCGGAAGAGGGCGTTGGCCGACCCGGCGGTCGACCCGGTCGCGCCCGTCGCGACGTTGACGGCGAAGATGGGCGCGGCGAAGGTCACGCCGCCGTCAATCGATTGCTCGACCTGACAGGTGCTGCCGGCAGCCACGACCTGGATATAGAGGACGACGGCATCCCAGCCGTCGATGTTGACGGCATTGGCCGACACGCCGGTGGTGCCCTGCGCAGCGGCGAGCACCCCGGTCCGGTTGGTCAGGAGCGGCATCGCGCTTCAGGCACAGAAGGCGATCAGGTTGACGACGAGGCCCTGACCCTGCGTGGTGCATTCCGCCAGCGCGGTCGACACCACGGCGCCCGTGAGAAAGCACTGCAGCTTTTGGGTGGCCGGCACGTAGTCGAAGGTGACCGCCGTGGCCGCGCCGTTCGCCTTGACGCCTTCGACGAGCACGAACTTGACCAGCCGGTTCGCCGAGCCGCAGAGGTCGCGGCCGACCTGCGCGAACTGATCCCCGCCGGCGGTATAGGCCGCCGACGTGGTGCACTGCGTAACGTTGATATAGGAGGCGGCGCCGAGCTGCGCGAGGATGCCGCTCGCCACCGGCACACAGGAAAGCGTGCCGACCGCGCCGGCCCCGCTGACACTCCCGAGGAGCAGGAGCAGACTGCCCACAATTCGCCGCATGGCTCGCCGCCTCCTTTGCGGGGGCGGCCCCTTAGCATTGCGGCGCGCGGCGGTCGAGCGGGGCAGTCTCGGCGGGCCCGACGATGCAGGTCGTCGGACACCAGTATAGGCGCGAGACGGTCCACTGCTCGCAGGCCGGTGCCGGGCGGTCCCGCCAGACGACGGCCCAGCCCATCCAGTCGTCAATCAGACTGATGACGGTCGCCCGTCGGCACACGTCGTCAAGGTCCAGAACCCAGATATTCTGCCCAACGTGGACCGGAGGAATCATTACTGCCAGGCCCAATCGACCCGGGCCATCTTCTTCATTTCTTCCAGGTGGCCGTCGGACTGGCCGGCCAGGTTATCGTTCCCGTAGCGGAGCGCATCGCAGACGTCTTTCCACGGATGCGTGTCCACGGGTTTTCCCTGCTCGTTCAGATGGAAGGCGCCGGAGAGCGCCCGGATGAGCGTCGTACACTCCGGCCGCACCAAGAAGAGGGGAGACACCTGGGCGTTCACCATAGTGCGGCCCATGAGCCGGGTGCGGAGCGCGGCATAGGAGCCGAGCCGGGACCGGATGGTTTGTAAGAGGATGCCGCGGCCCATGAGGATCTGACTGACGGCGCCCAGATCCGTCATGGACTCGCCGGCGGGATCGCCGGCATCCCAGACCCGGCACCCGCTGCCCATCAGATCCGCCGTGGCGCCGAGCACGGCCTCGAGGAGCACATCGATCGAGGCGTACTGCAGGACGATCTCCCGGAGAATGCAGAGCCGGGCCCAGGGATCGAGCTGGGCGAGCAGACAGACCGGAGAGACGTGGCCGAAGTCCCAGAAGCGCAGGAGGCGGGCGCCGGGCAGCACGCGAATGTCGCGCACCATGTCGCCAGCCTGGAACTCCTGGAACACGGGGACGCCTTCCGGGAGCGAGAAGTTGATCTCGTATTCCCGCAGCCAGCCCCGGGTCGGCATGCCGGAGGACGCTTTCGCCTTCCAGGCGGGCGACCGCTTCTCGGGGTCGGCCGAATAATGCACCTGCACCACCCGGAAGCCGTTGTGCGGGTTGGTCCACGCGGTGACACCCTCCGGCGGCTCGGTGGGGGCCGGAACCTCCTCGGGCTCGGCCATGACGCGCGACGCTACTGGTACGCCTGTTCCCGAAAGTTCGACAAGATCGACATGAGCGCCACGATGCTGGCCTGCGGTGTCAAGCCGTACACCCGGGAGAACTCGCCGATGAAGAGGTTCACCGTCTGGACCGGCTGCGTCGCGATGGCGGCGTTCTGCAGCTGGTTGGCGGTCGAGCCCGGGGAGGTGGCGACGAGGCCCGGCGGCGGCGTCATCAGGGCGTCGGTGTAGGCGTTGAACTGGAGGACGGTGCCGAAGGCTTCGGTGGGCTTGTTGACGAACGGTTCGGCAGTGCCGCCGATGGTCACGGTGGGCGCGGGCATGGTGTTCTCCTAGGGCCCGCCGAGCGGGCGCGGGGTGCCGAGGTTGCCGTAGGCGGTGAAGAACTCGCGCAGCAGGACCACGGTGGCGTAGTAGCCGAGCCGGTTGCCCGACCCAATGAGACTGCCCCAGCCGTCCTGCGCGAGCCGAATGAGCTGGCGGACCTCATCGGGCGGATTCAAGAGATCGGCGGGCGCGATGTTGAAGGCGACGAGCTGAGAGCCGACATTGATGTCCTGCATGGGCACCAGGTTCGTCGCCAGCGGCGACCACGTGCCGGTGCTCGAGAGCTGCGCCATGTTTTTACGGCGCGCCGCCCTGGTTGACGGCGTTCCAGCGCGGGGTGCCCCAATTGATGTAGGCGGTGAGCATGTCACGCAAGAGGGTGGCGGCGGTCCACGTCGAGATCCGGCGGCCGGCACCGAGCTGCGCGCCCCAGCCGAGCTGCGCCAACTGGATCATCTGAATGACCTCAGGCGGGAAATTGGCGGTGACCGCGGGCGTCTGCGCGACGCCGACGCCGGTGGCCCCGGTCGGGACTGACACGGCGGCGGGCGCGGTGACAAGGAGGAGATCGCCGGGCGCCATCTGGATCGTCATCGGGCGGTTCGAGCCCTGCACGGCCTCATCATAGCCGGCGAGGCTCGTCAGCAGCGTGTTCCAGGCGACGGGCGCGGAGGAGAGGACGGCGGCAGGCATCAGCCGAGCCCCGTCAAGGCGCGCTCGGCCTCGTCGACGGCCAACTGGACAAAGGGCGGTGCATGGCTGGCGAGGTAGCCGACGGCGCGGGTGAGGGCCTGCACGGCGGCATGGAGATCGGGCGCTCCCGGCGGCACGTCGGGCCCCTGCGTCGGGACCTCCGGGCGCGGGAGGTCGTGGTCGGGGTGCGGGCCGGGAGCGCCTGGCTTCGGCGGCTCGCCGATGGGCACCTCGCCCGCGGGCGTCGGCGTCGGGTGCGACCGCGGATGCGTCGACGCCGCCCAGGCCGACCAAGCAGCCTGGGCGGCCGGGGTGTCCGTGCTGGTGGTGGTGGCGGTGGCCGAGGAGCGCGGCGCCGACGGGGAAGCAACGGTCATGCCGGCGCGGCCCCGTAGCACGCGCCACGGAGGCTGTCGAGTCAGTGCCCGAGCCGGAGCCGGAACCGGCGTAAAATCTCGTGGTGGGCCGCGAGGGCTTCCTCGACGGTCGTATAGCGGAGCTGTTCGGTGTCCTCACCCGGCTCGCCAAACGGGTCGGGAAACGCGAGCGATGGATGGTCCAGCGCGGCGGCAAAGCGCATCGTCTCGAAAATCAGCGGCGGCCCCATCGGGTGCGAGTGGTCGAGCCCGAGCCAGACCGTCGAAAGACGCGAGCCGTCGGGCAACTCGTCACGCGCCAGCACCGGATCGGTCGTCTCGCGCAGACGGGCCCAGACGAGCGTCGCGGGCGTGTCCCCCTCGTCGGGAATCGGAAAGCCGTCGCGGTCGTAGTACATCGGGCGGCTCAGGAAGCCGGCGAGGCCGGGCATCACGCGCCACCGCGACACGTGCAAATCGCACCACGCGAACAGCGCGGCGATGTCGAGCGTCCCCATGGTCACGCCGCCCGCAAACCTGGCAATCTATCATATACTATACTCTCGAAGAACCCGGGATTGGCCGACGACACGCACGTCAGCCGCCCGCCGCCCTGCGTCGTCGGCCGCAAGGCCACATACGTCTCCATGGCCTGCTCCCAGAAGCCCATCTCGTCGCAGAGCACGCCCGTGAAGGTATATTGCCGGGCCTGATCGGCGCCCTGCGCCAACGCCAAGATCTCCGACTGCGTCTCATTGAAGACGAGGCGGCCCGTCGAGTAGTCGTAGTCGGGGCGCGGGCGCAGCAAGGGCGGCAGGTGGCGATGAATGAAATGCGCCCGCCACACGAGCTCGTTCGAGCCCTCCGTCTCCTTCTCCCCTTGCTTGCGGGCGAAGAACCCGATCTTGGCGCCCGGCGTGTAGCGCGCCAGCCAGTAGTAGCAGGCGCAGAAGAGCCAGGTGACCATCATGCGGCGCGACTTCGGCACCGCGACCTGCGTATACGCCAGCCACTCGCGGACGCAGCACTCGAGATACGGCTTGGCCGGGATCAGTTTGGTCTGGCCATCAATCTGATCCAGCGTCGAGCAGGCTTCGGTGAGAAACGCCCAGCAGTCGGCCTGGTAGCGTTCTTCCAGCGCGCGCCGGGTCGCATGCAGCTTGGCGAGCGCCCGGATCTGGCTCGGATCGGAGTAGTCGGGTTCCCGCTGCGGCGGCGGGACGAACTGCCGCGGCCTACGGGGCATCGGCCAGCCAGCCGAGCGTGTGGTCCTCGTCGTTCGGCCACGCCAGCGCCGTCACGCCCCAGTGCTCCAGCAGCGCCACCGCCACGCAGAGGGCCACGTTGTCCCAGAGATGCGCGCAGTGGAACGGCCCGAGGTGCACCACGTGGGTCGCCGCGTCGACGTGCGGGAACACCAGCCCGCTGCTCATTTCGCCTCGGGCGCCGGCAAGCCCAGCTTCGCCACCATCGGCTTCAACCGCTCGGGCCATTCATTCTGGTCGCCCAACTTCCGTAACTCGTCCTGCGTCATCCCTTCCAGAATGACGTGGAGATGCTGGTGCACATGCTCCGTC